GCAGCCAATCATAAACGAATCAATAATTCCATTGCCTAAATACAAAGAGTAGCTTAGACCTCCCCAAAATGCCATACAGAATGAACATCCGAAAGGCTTAGGTAGTTGCTCCCCAAAAAGTTTGCCGTAGACGTTGGTTAAGAAATCACTTGCACCAATCCCGAAGGATGCGCTAAGTGTTGTAAGAATCAGAAAAGTTTTTAAATCTGTCATGGTTTTCTAGTTTTAGTTTTTTAATTGTTTTTTGTATCGTGTATTGGACTGCTCCATATTTTATACCAGTCATAACTGAAATCTTCCTGAACTCCCCAATGTCAATGTAAAGTTTTAAAAGTGTTTGGTCATACCAATCTAAGCTATCTATCTTATCTTTGACTTCTTGGGTGAAGGTTTGAAACACATCTTCTCTATTTTCTAGTTCAGGGTCTAGTTCGCCTTCCAAGCCAATCAATAAGTCTATGCTTTCCGTTTGGTCATTGTGCCGATACTTTCTATAAAATGGCGAATGCTTTGAGTTCCAAGAGTTGTGTGCAATCTTTACAAATAAGAACTTTAAGTATTTTTTTTCTTTAGCCTCAAGTATTTTCTCATCAGGCATATCAAGCAGGTTAATAATAACCTCGTGAAACAAGTCTTCAAATAAAGCAGGTGAGGCTATGTTTCTGCATACATTTCGGTAAGCAGCATCTTTGTAGATAGCCTCTATGATTTGTGCTTTATTCATTAGTAGCCTAGTTCTTGCTTAATCTTATCTTGGTTCAACTGCCTTTTGAAATATAATGTGCCTCGTAAATGCTCACATTCTTCTTGTATCTTTTGTCTGCACCTTCTTATTGATTCTGCGTTTGTAAGTCTACCTGCTGCGTATAGTTGCAAGAATTTAAACTTGTCATCTACGCCTTGACTTTCTGCAAACCAAACATTGGCAATAAGTTTTTCGTCAGAATCCCTTAGATGCGGATGCTTTTCTAATAGGTTTTTAACCTTTTCTTTGATTGTAAAGTTAATCATCTTAGTTAGTTGTGTTTACAAATGTACTATTTAAATTTAAAATGCAATAATTATTTATTATCAGCCATACACCATTCCGATAGTTTAGACTTAACAATTAATTTTAGTTCATCAACCTTTGATAATGGGCATCGAAACGCAATAGTTTTTGTTTGCTCATTGTATTTAGGTTTAGCACCCGAACCTTGCCGAGTGCCTCCCCTTGTTTCTTTTTTATTCATTTCAATACAAAAAATGTTGATTGCGAAGGTAAATATCTTTTAACGCCTCCAAAATCAATTACAATCCTATCAAAATGGTATATTAATACCACACCGATTAATGTTTGTTTTGGTATAGAAAGAAATACTTTTACAGTATCGCCTTCGCTTGGTTTCTCTTCTACCCATTTCATACTGTGCCTGTTATTTGTATTGCATTACCATTAGTGTGATGCGAGTGTGTTTTTGTTCCTGTTTTAAAAAAAGAAAATTGTTTTTCATAAAAGGCATCTACTCCATTGTTATCCCAACTTCTCAATGCTCTTAGTGTAAATTTATTATGTTCAACGTTACAAACTACACCTGTTTCAATCATTCCGTTTTCTTCAAAAGATACGGTTTGGTTAAGTTTTACTGTTTCAAATTTTCTTGCTTTCATTTTGTTTGTTTTTAATTACAGAGCAAATGTAATCCTTTAATTTGATTCTGCAAACTATTTCAAATAATTAAACAAAATATTTTTTACTTTTTATATAAGTATTTGATTTTCAATATAATTATTTTATAGTTCATTATTATTTGCTTTCTCTATTGTATTAAGTTCAGCCTCTAGTCGGTCTATTTCGGCTGCTGCTAAAACCAATGCTGCTTCATTATCTTTATTCTTTTTACGCCAATACAATTCTTGCAAGTAAATAGAACCAATATAGTCAAATACTTTCTTAAGCGTTTGAATGGTCTTTAACGCATTAACTTTCCTTTCGCCTTGTAATGTATCAACCTTAATACTAAAATCGTTTATTAACGCTCTTAACTCGTCTAAAATGGCAAGTGCTGATTCTTCCTTGCGTTCGTGTTGTTGCAGACTTCTTGTTGTAAAGTATAGCTGCTCTAAAGTTTCGGTGTATTTATCTTCGCTCATTAGAAAGGTGTTGGTATTATATCGTTATTAGATTCTGACCTTATGAATGGTGTTGGTAGGTAGAACCGCTCGCCTCTGTCTTCGTAGTAAGCATTTCGATAAACGTCAAAAGTTAGTTTGCAGATTCCTTTTTGCCCTTCACTTTTCTTTTTAAGTTTCTTGATATGAATTTCTGCTATGCTGCTTTGCCTAAAACCCTCAGCGTGTTCTTCGTATTCCCTATGTACTAAAATCATGTTCATTGCTTTTGCATACCAAGCATAACCACCATCAATCTCATCTACTCTAGCTGGTTTTGGAAAGTCCTCGCCTTTTACTAGTTGAGGATTCCTAGCGTGTGCAACTACAAATCCGTGATATTCGTGCTTCTTTGCGTGGCGATTCCATTTTACTAAGTTACGTTTTAAGTATTCACTTATCATTGCCTCGCTGCTATGGTCTAAGTCGTTCCAATTATCGGCAGCACTTGCAAATATCCCATAGTCAGTAATGGCTTGCTCAGTTATCTCTAGCCAATTATCTAAGTTAAATTCGCCCTCAGTTAGTTCTACTACCTTAAAATGGTCTTTAACGAATGGAATTACGTTATATAAATCTTTTTCGCTTATTCGGTAGTTAATTGAATTTAGGTTAAAACTTTTGCCTGTTAAACAATGTATAATTTCTGAGTAAACTTCATCTACATCGCCTGTTTCGGGTGTATAGATTAAACTTTTCTTTCCGTGACTGCAAGCTAAACCTGTTAAAATCTGTATCAATAACTGACTTTTTCCATCTGTTGGTCTGCCGTAAATAATAGTGGTTCGCTTTTCTTTTACTGAATAAAGTTTGTCAAACGATGGGAATCCAATCTTTAAACCTGATGGCTGTCCGTACTTTTGCAGGTGGAATATTCGCTCTTGAATATTGGTATCTAGTTCTCTTATTATTGCCATTACCAAAAAACTTTCATATTATCTAACTTATACTTTCTTAGCCAAAACAATAAACTAGGAATGTCATTATATTGAGGCTGTTCGCTTTTATTATATTTTTGCATAATTCCATCAATAATAATTTGCTGCAACTCGCCAATTGTTAACTTTGGGTATTCCTTTGCAATTAACGCACTTGCAGCCATTATTTGTTCAGGAGTGGAGTTGTTAGTCCTAACTGAACTTAAAGTTGTTAAAACTTGCGCTATCTCAGTTATCTGAGAGGAAGCTAAGAAGTTGCTGTTGTCCAATTTCGCTAATTGCGTTTGATTCTGATTGTTTGCTTGTAATGATTTCATTGTTCCAAGATTTATTATTTAAAAATGTACATGGGAATTTTCGATATTGTTTATCTGGTGTTGATTTTATGTAATTTGGTAAATAGTACATAATATCCTCTTTTTCTTTTTGAGTTAATAGATTCCACTTTTGTTCACTTTTTTTTATTTCTTTTTTATAATCATATAAATTCCAAAAATCTTTAAAAGTAGGATATATCTCTATTGTTAATTGTTCATTGTTTATTTGTTTATCTATACTATCAATGCTTTCACGTTGCTTTGTTACGTGCTTTATTAATGCTTTATCAAGTGCTTTGTTATGTGCTTTATTAAAATTTGATAAAGCAATAATGTTACTTGAATATTGATTTTTACTTTTTTCAATCAATTCTATAAAGCCAAATTCCACTAAATCATTTAATGTTTTTATGTAGGTATTGTATGACCTTATGCCGATAGCATCTTTTGCCATTGTAGTAGGTAACCCAAATTTAGTTTTACCACCCATTCTATTTGAATGTTCGCAAATAAAAAAATATAATGCTGTATGGTTTGGGCTTATTTTTTCTGGATTTTCAAAACACCAATCAAACCAATTTCTTGATAATTCGTAGCCTGTCATAAATAAAAAAAGTCCGTACTTTCATTGATTTCGCAAGGGCTTAGGCAAACCCAATCAACTACTAACACGGACTTTTTTAAAAATATTTTCATATACCTAAATTTTATCGGCTGCGAAACCTTTTACAAATATAGACCTTTATAAATAAATGTCAAGCATTTTATTATACTTAGTCCTTAAAATAATTCTTTCATCTGGAGTTCTAGGCAACTTAGCCGACCTATTTAACTCAATCAATTCTTTTACTGCTTTCTTGGCTATTTTCGTGCGTTCTGCTAGTTCATCTTTGTTTAACTTAACAATCGGATAGATTACGTTTAAATCATCCATAAAAGCCATTTGTGTGTCGCCAAAGGTTTCTATTATTCCCTCTCTAAATTTAATTAAATTACCATTTTGATAAGTATTGCACCTAGCACAACCAGAGTAAATGTTATGTAAATTAAATCTTAGATTATCCCAAGCACCTACACCTCTAAAATGTGAGGCATCAACTTTAGCATTGTTAACTCCACAAGCTAGGCAGTTACACTTCTCATCAATAAGCCTAACAATCTTGTTAACTTCTATCTGCAAGTCCTTTTTAAACTCGCCTAAAGTCTTTAAAGATTCTTTTAGCTTAAGATTAAGTTCCTTTTTTTCGGTTGCCTTCTGTTTAGTCTTGGCTGCACTTACTTTTAATGCACACTTTAATCCGCATACCGCTTGGATGGTATTGCTTGGCTCAAATTGTTTGCCGCAGGATTTACACTTTTTCATAGTTTCTTTAGTTCCTCATCCAATCCTTCCAATACCTTATACATTGAATCTTGCAGTTGCTCCCAATCTTTGCTTTTGAATCTGGCATCGCTAAGTAAGGTTTCATCAATTTGCTTAATGAAGTAGTTTATCTTTGGTTTAGCTTCTTTAATTACTCCGATTATGTGCTTGTTGTCTATTGCATCTCTGCAACTCCAGACTGTCTGCATTGCTTCGCTTGCTGCTTTGCTGCACATATAAGCCATTAGCAAGTTTTGGATAATAGTTCTTTCTGATATCATAATAGCGTTTCTATTTTTTTAATCCTATCTACAAAAAACGCATCCTTGTAATCCAAATAGTTCTGAATCTTGGTCCGAGCGTTCATTATAGTAGTGTGGTCACGCCCGCCTAATCTTAATCCGATTGATTGTAGGCTGTTGTAGGTATGCTTGCAGGCTAAGTAAGCTATGCAATGCCGCCACCACATTATCTCACGTTTGCGGTTGTTGGATGTTAGTTCCTTTTCTGAGTAGCCGCTTACTTTGGTTACTGCCCAGATGATGCCGTCAAGTGTAATTTTATGTTTGTTAACTCCGTGAACTCTGACGTAGAAGTTTGGTTTTGATATTAGTAGTGTCATTTAATTTTTTTGCCTTCAATATAAGTTCTTGTATTTAGTTCAATTAATTTCTTTGCCATTGCTGCCTCTATGTCTTCTACGTTAAAGCCTGTTAAATGAGCCATTTTAAACATTAGAAAGAAGCAATCTGCTAGTTCATCCGCCTGCTCGTTTCTGCCATCTAAAACTATCGCTTTTCTGAACTCCCAAACTTCTTCATTGCGTAACTTGGATAAAACGTCTAGCCATCTTTCATCGCCAAAAGTTTCATGCGACCATTGGATGTATTCGTTTACTAAATCTTGGTTCATAGTGTTTAGTTAATGGCAGTAAGCAGTTGCCCGCCTACCGCCTTGTTAATTTAGATTTTCCAACATTTGATGCTAGTAAACCACCTGCCGTTATATTCCCTAGATTCGATATTAATCGAGCAAGTAATAGTTTGACCTATTTGATAGTCTTGCAGCCTGCTTATTGCTTTCTCGCTTACCTCAATAGCGATTAACTTTGGGTAAGTTTCTTGAGTTTCTACTACGATAGTCTGTTTTTGCCATGCTTTGCCTGACTTGCTCTCTCCTGATTCTAATGGTAGAATCTGTTTAAGTGTTCCCTGAATTTCCATCTGTTTATTTTTGGTTTATTTGTTATTTAATTGTAGGAATTTCTGAGTTTAAAGTATCAAACTTTAAAAGTTTTAATTCCGTTTTAGTGATGTAAGCGTTCCAAGTTTTAATTATAAAAGCATTTAAAACTAATGTAGATAACTTCTTTTGAGATATTTTATTCCTAATCAAAGTACTACGCAAAATAGTAATTGTTGCGTTTGTTTCAACTCCTCCTATTAATTCGGCAAAGAAAGCATCTACTTTGCTAGGATGTTTTTGAGAAAACAAATGGTAGTACTTACTAATTGTTGAGGTAGTTAAAATCTTGTTAATTTTTAAATAAATACTAACACATTTAGAGTGTAGATTTTGCCAATATTCTGGACTTTCCTCATATCTTTTTATAATATCTACATTTGATATGGTAGAGGCTTCTGATGCTTTAGTACCTACTGAATATCCTAAATCATATTTTAAAATTAATCCAATAGTTGCAGCTATATTAGTAGAGTTTGTTACTCCATATATTTTTAAAGCATCGCTTGAATTGCGTGATTTACCTGTGTCTATTACTCCCATTATAGTAGCATCAACACCTCTAACAACATTTAAATTAATTGCTGTTTTTGCGAGAATAATAGCATTTAATCTATGATGTCCATCTAATAAGAATCCTTCCTTTGATATTTTAATAAATTCGTAGGTGTCTTCAATCCATCTACCTGTTCTAATGTCATTAGCATATTGAGATACTTTTCTTTCAGAAATGTTTCTGTTACCTACGCTTACATTTAATAGTTTTTTTGCCTCCTCAGGAGTAATTAGTTGTTTTGTGATTTGCATTGTTTTGTTTTTTTAGTTAGTTAATTTGTTAAGGTTATAGTGTGTTTATTAATTTAAGCATCATTTCATGCGCTATTTCTACTTTAGCTAGTATTTGGTCTATTCGTTCCTGATTGCGTTCTATTTCGATTAAATGATAGCTACGTTTGGAATCCTTGAATCTTGGGTCGTAACTCATAAAGTAACACAAATCAGAATCGCATAGGTATAAGTTAGTTTGAATCTGGTCATAATACTTTGGCAACTCACTCTGAAAGTTTTTAGCGTTAACAAATGCCTTATAATAAAGATGCGTGTCGCTATTAGGGCATTTAATTTCTACTATCTTTTTTTCACTTGTCAAAATCATGTCAGGCGTTCCACCTAGTTTGCCATTAGTAAAGAAAACAAAGCCACCTGATGAAGTGTAAATCACATCTTCGCTCGCAGGGTTAAGGTTTAATAACTCGCATAGTCTAAATGCTGCTTCAGGTTCGTTCTCTTTGCCCCAATCCATTTCTGAATTATAGAACTTAGGTTTAGGACTATCAAAATAGGCTGCTACCTTTTCTAGTAAGTAGGTAATCGCTCCGTCACTTAGCAATCTTCCCTCTGCTTGTGCCTTCTTAGTTGGTTCAGCCATTAGTCTGTTAACCTCTGAGGCTGTGAATTGGTCTTTCCTGTGGTGTAACCAATTCGCTTCTGTTTCAAATACGAATCTTTTAATTTCCATTTAGTTTCTCCTTATTGTTACCGAACTTTTCTGCGAGGTCTTTGTCTGGTTGGTATTGGATTACATCCTTTCTATTCAAGTCTGCACCGAATAGTTTACCGATATGGTCGGCTGCATCCTTCACGGCTATTGTCTTGGCTATTGGAAACGCCATTGATAATGCTCCATTGTTGATGTTTTGCAAGTCAGCAGGTGATGTGTCTTTCTTAGTTTGTAACTGAGCCGCCCCAATGCCATCAAACTGCATCACTTCGCCATTGGTTGGGTTCTTTACTGTTAACCTAACTGTCACCCATACTCCATTGAATGCCGTTCCTTGACCTGTAATCTGTATTTGGTAGGTCTTGAAGATTCTAGTTAGTAAATACTCTACCTTGTCAATCGG